CAGGATGAACCAAAGAGGAATTTTTGATTCATGTTATTAGATATTATACCTAATTTTCCAGTGCTACAACCATTATTTCCACAGCAACAAGTAAAAGTAAAGTCAAAATCATCAGAGCCACTTTCATCTTTTAATACTCTTTTATGTTCTAGTTGTAATTTATCGGTTTTAAATCGGTTTGTAATCTCTTTATATTTTTCAAAGTTATCACATAAGTCAATAAATATTTCATTCACTGCATCGTATGATTCAAGACGTTTCAAATTATTACCAATTAACAATAATAGAAAGATGGCATAAAAATTAGGTTTGGATGTTTCACACTTCAAAGGTTTCAGAATTTCAGTATATATTTTATCTCTCAAATCATCTTGGAATATTTCAATATCTTGAAATCTAGTTGGATAATCTATTGAATCCATGTGTTTAGCTTTAAACTGTAAGATGTATGTTTTTAAAGTTTCAGTAAAGTCAATTGATGTTTTATTAAACGTTTTAATGTTCATGATATAGATATACTTACTAATATATCTTTAAGTAAGTTCATATATTTAAATGCCCAAATCTTGCTTAAAGATATATGGGCAATATATGGGCAAAATTTGGGCAGTATTACCTTATTCATTTTCACCACAAAAGCGTGAAACTTGCATACGCAGCACTATATATATCAGCATCCGCCCATATTGCATTTCTTCTTAAAAAGTTCATTCTTCTCTTTTTATCTTCATGTTTTGTATAATCTTCCATTGTTGAACCGAAATGTATATACTTATCAAGGTGTGGAACATGAATCATGTATTTCTTATTATTTCTAGTTGATATAGCTATATGAGAGTCGCATGGATATATTTTTTTAATTTTAGTATATACTTTATATGGATCAGATATTTTTATTAAGTCTTCGTATTTCATTATATATATAATCTGAGATTAGAATTTAGATAATGGTAATATTTGTCGTTCAGTTTGGATTATCATAGGATAAGATCTAAGTATAGCAATATGACGAGAAACCACATTTTTAATATTTTTTATTTGATCTTTATTCAATCCGAAATAGTTATCTACTAATAGGTATTTACTACATTTACCTGTCATATTAGCAGGAAATAAAACAATGGCATGACATTCATTTAATAGAATTTTACTCATTTGGCCATTAGCTGCAGTATGACAAAGCATCATAAGACTTACGTTATAATGTCTTCCTGTAGTTGCTATGCTGTTTACTAAATTCATTACTCTTGTAGTTGTCTTTTTATCATAAGCTTCAATGTCATCACAAATTAATATACTATTTTTAAAATCCTCACATTCTGGTGGATCATCTAAAAAAGCTTGTGTATTTGGATTTATTCTATTTGGTTTCAAACTATTAATATTCTTATCGTCAGATATTGGTGATATAAGATGAACCTTATTCTTTTTGAACTTCTTCAGATATTCTTTTACATAATTGGTTGTCCAATAGGATTTGCCAGATCCTGACATCCCCACAACATAGATCATAGATCTTTCATCTTTTGAACTTGGGGCTAATTGTATAAATTCATTCGGTTGCTTCTATAATTTCAAATGGATTTCTTACATCTTCCGTTGATTCGCTTACGTGTATAGGCTTTTCTTTTTTCGTTGGCTTATTCTTTAAAATTGCAATATCTTTACCTACTGATTCTAAGTTAAAATTTATTTTCATATATTGTAACTTAGATTAAAAATTAGATTAATTTTATTCACTTGATTTTTTACGTTTGTTATATCATTTTTGATAATTACGTTGATACTCTTTCATATCTATTAATATTGGTTTATTATTGTTTATACATTGATCACCATACGCAGATATTAAATGATGTTCACTCTCTTTCGCTTCTTGCTTACTGTCAATGTTATCTTTAAGAACAGAAACTGTATAATTATCACCCTCTAAAACGTATTTACTATAACAACTTGATTTTCCACTTTTATAAGTTGATATGTGATTACCTAACCTATTTGTGAGATTACTAGTACTTCCAATATAAGTTTTTAATGTTACGTTACACTTGATAGCATATACTACAAAAGACTTTCTATAATTTTGAATTTCCATTATATATATTAATATAGATTTTAAATCATAAAAAATCTAGATATTTATTTTAAAAAAACTAGATTATTTTTTAAAACATTTTTTTATGAAATTCGTCTGAACATATTTTCTGCATGTTTATTAATACATTCCTTAAGTCTCAAAATCTGTTTATATATTGGAACTTTCATATTTTGTTTAGTTTTTAATTTGCTTATCATTTTTAAGTTATTCTCAACTGGAAAAGCCGAAATAATTTCTTTCAACATTTGTAAGCTGTTTCTAATTTCATCAATATCATATTTAGGGCTTTGAATAACTGTTAGCATTGTCTCAAGGTCTGATTTAGATCTATTTAATAAACCTACTGGACTATTAAAATAATCAATTAATTTTTCTCTCAATGCTTTATTCTTATTTTCTAAATTTAATAAACTGTATCTTCTTTTTAATGCTTTCATGTAATTTCCTTCTTCTATCTGTTCAATCATATCGTGCATAAGTTCATGTTTAATATTTTCTTTGCTGTAGTCTGAATTGCTCTCACCATCAATAAATATATTATATACTTCAGTAATCATTATAAATCTACCATTTAAATGCGTTACAATATCCATTTTTATCATACTTTTTTATTTCAATGCATCTTCAAATGTTATACCTTTATTTTCTCTTCTTTTTATTTCTTCATAAGTCCATCGTAAAGGCTCACCTTTTGCATTTTCTCCTAATTTGAAATCAGTAATTGTTGTATTTTCTGAATTTTTTATTATTTCAAACACACTCATGAAATGGTTGTATATCATTTTTTCATTTTTCCCTTTTATGGTGCTGAAACTATCGTAGTCACTGTAGTATAGATTTCTTTTTATTTTAGCACTACCAACAATATTTACTTTACTTTCTAACGACATCAGTTTAGTTATTTTCTTAACTTTATTGTTATATTGTTTTTCGTTCATATATATAATAAGGGTATAAATTATTTATTTAATTCTTTAACAAATCCATCTATTTTAATCAAGTTTTCGGCTGCTTTCTCAAAAGGTTCTTTATAATTTTTGTTTATTTCGTTGAATTCTTTTACATCTTTTACGTATTCCATTATAATCTTATTGTCTTTAGTTATGGCTGTGACCATTCTATCATCAAGTTTAAGGGCTTCCTGTAATGATGCACGTTTTAAATTAATTTTTTCAACCATATTATTACTAGTAATTATAACATCTCTCAACACATTTGCAGAAGATCCTTCATATCTTGTCAAGTATACTGCAGATTGTGTGTCTGATTTTGTTTTGATTTTAGGTTCATCCTGTAATTCAACAATTATTGCTATTTTCAGTAAATCAAGATGATATTCATATTTCTCGTAAACTTCTTGAAACAGTACTAAGTTTGCATTGCCTATTGGCTCAAATTGAACGGCTGTTTCTCCTTGCATAACAGCACCAACTATATCTTTAAGTCTGATGTATCTGTCAATGGTATCTGGATGTTTAGTATTATTGAATTCCAATGTAATTCTCTCTGACTTATTTTATCTAAATTCTTTTTGGTGCTACTTGCAGTTATTGCTGGTTCAAATTACTTTATCCATAATGTTATTGACGTATTAATCTTATCTTTCAATTTAGGTGTAGTTTTATCAACAAGATTAATAAATTCTTGGTCTAATTCTGCATTCAGATTATCGTTTAATCGTGTATTAACTCCACGAATTTTTACATAAAATTCTTGCATCAAACTAAATAATTTATCAAACTGTATTTTAAATTTAAAACCTTCTCTATTATTAGTTAAATCTTCTCCCTGAAATAAGTATTCGGGTTGTTTATTCATTTCTTGTATTGCTAACCTTTCAAATTTCAGAGCTACATCAAATATACTATTCCCATCAAGGGAATAAATGGATGTATCTAAATATTTTTTTGATTTTCTACTCATTATATATATATAGAATCTTATATTTTAATTTAATTTATATCTTAATATAATAATATAATATGATGCCTAGCATTGATCTTAGTTATTTTATTACCTAATAGAATCAGAACATAATAGCGGACATTGGACGTTAATTATTAGAGACAATGATATTTTTGAATATTTTGATTCATACGGAACCAGTCCTAAAAATATATTAGACTACATACCAAATTATATGAATCGTAAATTAGGTAATAATTATGGCGAAGATTTAGGAAAGATGATAAGAAGTATAAAACCAACTGACAAATTTATTTATAATAAAACCAAATTTCAAAAAGATGCACCTAATATAAATACTTGTGGGAGATGGGTTATAGCTAGACTCAGTTTCTTTTTATCTGATGACTTAAATTTGAAAGAATTTACCAAATTAATGAAGACTTCACAAAAAAATTTAAAATTATCTTTATCTTTATATATATGTCGTCACAAAATACTAATGATTATTTGTATTATACAGCATTAATTAATAATGATGGTTCAATATTACCTTCCTCAGAATCTGATGTTGAACCCGATTTCGTATTCATAGAAGACCGTAAAGTAGCACTATTACCTGACCCAGAAATGTATGAAGTAGCTGTTGAAAGTTGTATGATGTATTTAAAGAGTTTACCTGTTTTTATACCTACTATTAAATATTATTTAAATCCAAGTAATACACAAAAAAATGAAACTATTTATGAAATTACTTTAGAATATGATGGATATAGTGCAACAACTTCAGTATATTTTGAACCACAAGACCAAACAATTACACAACCCAATTTCGTAAATGGATATGCAAATTATAAAAGTGGTTATTATAACCTTTATAACTATGAGTTTTTCTTTACTATGGTAAATGAAGCTATACGAACTGCTTTCTTGTCATTAATTGATGTTATTAAAAATTATAATGGTGGAACTTTACCAACTGCTTTTTCAAATCTAGCTTCTAGCGGAAATTATGAAATTCCTTATTTTATTTTCGACAAAGATAGCTCTCTAATATTTTTGAATTCTCCTAAAAGTACTTTTTCAGATATGGTGAGTAGCGTTGATTCAAGTCATGTAAATTTTATGTTAAATCGTGCTTTATATAGGTTATTTAACAGTTTACCTTTCAAATTAGTAAATAAAACTTTTAATACATTGGATGGCACACAAACGACAACAACTCAAACATTATATAAATTTAATTTAAGCAATTTCAAAAGTGCTAATGAGGTTGAAATATATCCCCATTTATCAATAATAATAGTGGATTAACTAAGACAACACATATGTTAATTTATCAAGATTATGAAACGCTTTCAACATGGTCCCCAGTTGAATCTATTGTAGTTATATCTCCTAATTTTCCAATAAAATCAAATGAAGTAAGTGCAGATGTTGAATATGTTGATGGTTTCCCAACAGTAATAGGTGAAGTAAGACATGAATCCGAAATTTTAGAAATATCAACTATCACACCAGTTCCAGCTATAATTTACGAACCAAACCATTATAGATTTGTGAGCATGAAACAAACAGACTCAGGTTTGAGAAATATCATGTTTAAAATTTATTATAGGTTTAAAAATAATGGTTCATTAATTCCTGTTAAAGCAAATTTAGGAGGAAGTTTTAGTTTAAAATTAATGTTTAGAAAAATTAAATAGTTCAAATAATTAAAATCTCAATACTATATATATAAATGTCTGAATTATCCACAGTGTTAATTAATGATTCTCGTTATAATGCTATAACTGATCGTGTAACTATCGGAGTAAAAGATGGACCAGCGTCTGTTAGCTACCAGAAATATCAACCCAATTCGAACTCAACTAGTTCAACTTTATTTAATGTGAATGTGCAATCTGAAAATACTCTCGTTGATAGAAATATACACATTCAAGCTAAAATATCATGTTATTATACAACAACCATTGAAGCAGGTAGTGAAAAATCTTTTAAAGTTGTACCTAGTGCTTTTCCATTAAATCAAGCTTTACAGTCATGTAGCTTAACCCTTAATAACTCTAAATTAAGTGTACAAACCCAAGATATCCTACGTGTATATCTTAAACAGTTTCACCAACGCTTTTTAAGTAAAAATTGTCAGATGACCCCTTCATTTGTAGATAAATATTATGGTAAGGTTGAAAGTGCAGTTGAAAATGATAGTGCTTCCAGTTATATGAGTGGTATTGAATCAGCTGAAAAAGATTCTGACACTGTAGGGAGATTTAATGAAAAGGTTTCATCGATTTTTTCAAGCCTCTTTCCAGAAGATACTGCTTGGGTTTCTTTGGCGTTCTTTCGCCGTACTGGTGTTGGCGGGAATGTTCTGTTTTGAGTTGTTTGGTGGAGCTTGTTTAAATTAGAGGGAAATCAATTACTTCCTGCACTCATATTCTGACTTTCTTGCAAACGCTTTTGTGTTATTATCTCTCCTCCTCAGGGCACGCTTTACTTGAACGGCGTTGCACAATCAGAAACGTTTACCTACGTTTTAATGTAAACGTATATTTAGGAAATGATGCAGGTACAGCAGGTGCTTTACAACAACCTGATCCTGATAATGGATTATATACCGTTGATAATGCATCCGCAGGAGATCAAGTTATTACAGTTGTATGTGAAGTAACTGTTTCAGAACCCCTCTTAGGTCTTCCTACTACTGCAATGAAAGAAGATGAATCTAATTACCTTTCTATCAAAAATTTAGAATTACTCTTACAATGGAATGACATGAGAAATGTGTTTAATATTAGCGGTTCTAATAATTTATGGAAATCTTACGCAGGAGATGTCGACAATCGTTTAGTTATTTCTGATTCTGCAAAACTTAACTTAAAATATATGTCTCTTCATGCTTATCAATACTCTAAATTAAATTCTAAAAATGTTCTTCCTTATGATGAGATTGTAAGTTATAAACGATTATTTACTGCAGTCGCAGCAGGTACAGAAACTACCGACGTAATTTCTATGCGCCAAATTCCAAATTATATTTACATGGTAATTAAACCGCAATACAATTCTCAGAAGCCACAATTTTCTAATCATCTCTGTTTTCCTGTAACTGGAATGAATATTACTTTTAATAATGTAAGTGGCCTTCTTACATCTTATTCTCAGAATGACTTATACCAAATGAGCAGAAGAAATGGTTCAATGCAAACATGGTCTGAATTTAGAGGCGTTATTAAAAATAAAAATGGTACTGAATATGCTGATATTGGAAGTATTATTGTAATTGATCCTGTTAGAGACCTTGGGTTATCTGATTATCTTTCATCTGGAAGTTTAGGTCAATTCAGTTTCCAAGCAACCGTAACTTATGATAATATTTATGGTCACACATTCGGAGCAGGAACAACTCAACTTACAGCAGACCAATTTAATGCATGTGAGATTGCTACCATTTGCAATTATGGAAGTATTCTAATTAATGACAAGGGTTCTTCATCTACTATGTCTGGTCTATTAACGAAACAAGCAGTATTAGAAGCTAAAAGCGGAAACAACCCAACAATCAATTATGAAGAAATAAATGAAATGACTGGAGGAAACTTTTCTAAAGCTGGTATGACTACTATGAGCGGTCTTCTTAATAAAGTAAAAGACAAAGGTAAAAAATGGTAGGAGATTACAGTAAAAAAACTGTCGGTGATATTCAAGATAAATTGAGCAAATACATGTAAATAAATATATATATGAATTTCCAATAAAATAATATATATAGTATTATATATATAAATAATGCTTGGTTATTATGACATGTAAACAAATACACCTAATCCATTTGCTACAGAAGGTAGTATTGTATTAAGTGGAGCAGGTAGAATGAGAAAAAATATAAACGGAAATATGGGTGTAAATGACTTTGTTATAAGAGAAAGAGAAATGAACAAACGGTTAAAATCTAAAGGAAAAAAAAAATTAAAAGAAATGTTTGGTGCTGGTATGGATACCGATGATGAAGATATGGATGGTGCTGTTTTTTTTGATTAAGTAAAGAAAGGTTACTCTAAAGCAAAAGATGCTGTTAAAAGTAAAACTGGTCAAAAAATTAAAGGTGCATTAATGGAAGACAAAGCTTTTATGAAAGAATTTAACAAAGCTAAAAAGCAATTAATGGATTATCAAAATGGAGTTAGAAAAACAAAACCTGGAAAAGCTGCTATGGATATTCTAGAACAAGCTGGTGTTATTTCAAAAATTGAAGATGAATTTAAAGGCGGTGTGAACAGACTGAAGAAGGCTTATAGATGGGAAGGCTTTGCAAGAGACACTGGACGTGATGCCATAGATTTAGGAGCATATGAATATAGAAAAGCAAAAGATGCCGCTGACCCTGTATCATCAACTGTTCGGGGGTGGTTAGGTGGAGCAAAACGTGGTCCTTCAATGTGGATAACACACGTCAAGAAATTTTCAGAAGCTAATAATATTCCATATAAGGAAGCTCTGAAGGCTGCAGGGCCATCATATCGACAATTGAAAAATAGAATGTAAATAAACTATTGATTAATATTATATACCAAATACAAATTAATAATATTAATTATTCTTTAATATATGTACTTAAAGCAACGTCAACCGACGTGCCCATCTCTTTTGTATCTTCTTTTAATTCATCTACCATATCTCCATATTTTTTACTGAGATACATATTACGAAGCATCGAAATACCGATTTTCTTTCCGACTATTTTATTAAGAATTCGTGTAATCTCTTGACTTGCTTTAATATCTTCATTATAGAAAGATTTTAAGAAATGGACATATATTCTGGGTGGTTATTTAAATATAGTGATATTACTTTCATAAGATTTTCTTCTAAGGAACAACTACAGAGTTATATTTTCCCTGAGTCTTATAGTTATTAAAAATAAATTGTTCTTTATCCATATCTAAATAGTTGAATTTATCATCATTCATATTATTTGATATTTTCATCAGACTATAATCTATATTTCTTCTCGGTGGGTGCAAAGTATATAATAAAAGAACCACATAATTTAATAAGTTATTATACTCTTCTTTGTTTCTTACTTTTTTAACAACCTTTGATTTTAAATCATTGCTAATCTTATCTATATTATCATTACTTGGCCAATTCATTCTTGTTTGTCTGTTTTATCTGTTCTTACCTTAAGTTGATTATTAAAATTAGATAGTATTTCGAAATACTTATTATAAAGATCTTGGTGTTTACTGTTTTTTAATACTGTACATATAGCAATAATATATGAACGTTGTGTAGTTGGCTTATATTCTTTGATCATATTTAATATATTTTTAGGATCTTTCAAAAAATTAAAATTGGTAATCGGCATATCATTGTTTAGTTTCATTAAATTTCTAGTATATAGCTTTTTACTACTATCACTTATAGGTTTATCTCTTTGTTCAAATTTATTACCGGTATTTAAAAATTCCATATAATATAATGTAGATTATAAATATTTCTTAAACTAATTCTATGAATCAATATATATAGAAGGGTTTCTAGCAAATTTAAGCAAACATATGTTTAATCTGTTCATATAAATCTAAATCGAGTGGTTTATATCTCATGCATTGAAATATGCTCTTATAAATAAAGGCGTATACCCTTGCGATTGACCATTGTATTACTGAAAGTCTTTTATTGAAACCTTGTATGCTTTAAATAGTGATGCTTACAGATTAACACCAAGATATAAATCAGGATTGACACTGCAGAATGATGCACATAAAAATATAAGGGTTATCAATTTGAAGTAGTAGGCCACAGCCAAGGCGGATTACTTACTCATTTATTAAGTGATAAAAGTAAAAATGCATATCTTGTTAATCCAGCATATAAAAAAGAACAACTTAGAGATAATGAATATGTTATAAGAAGCTCAGGTGATATTGTATGTAAATTAAGCGTACCAAGAAAATATTGTAATGCTTTATTGTATCCGAATTTTTCAAAAAATCATTACATCACGATACCTGCAAAAACTAGTAACCCGATTACAGAACATGAAGTAAATATACTTGATAGATTGGATCCTGAAAGAAAAATAGGAAGAGGTGCGGGATTTGGTAAGAAACATTTAAAAGGTTATACTATTAATAATGAGATGAGTGGAGGTTGTCAATGTGAACAAATAAAAGGAGGATCAATAGCAAATAATCCATGGGTTGAACATGTTAAAAAATATGCAAAAGAAAATAATATGACTTATGCATGTGCTATACCAGAAGCTAAAAAATCATACACTAAAATAGATAAAGATGCAATGAAAAACGACAAATGGAAATATTAAAAAAGAAATTGAGAAAAGATATTAATAAAAACTTTACAAGCGTATTAAGATCAAACCCAGATAGCTTACCAAGTCTAAGATTAAATTTTAAAACTAGAAATAAAGGATATAGGGAATATATGAAGCAAGTAGCACCAAAATTGTATGAGAAATTGACAGAAAAGAAAGGGAAAATATAAATAATCTATATATTGCATATATCATATAATGTATATTCAATAAGCAAGCAAATAATTTATAAATTTTATCATTGAAATATAATGTAAATTAATCACCTTATGGAATATATAGATTATACCATATATCAACCTTTGAAATAAATATATATAGTATTATATATAAGATGTCTTTGAGTTTAAAGCAACAGTTAAACAATGCGAATACAGATTTAAATGCAATTGAAGGTGAAGTAAATACATTAAAAACACAAACAGCAGAAGCAATTGCGTTTCATCATAATTTTGTTACAAGTGATGAAAATATTGTGCAATTAGTTAATAGAACTACTACCAACGCAACCAATATTAATACACTACAAACTACAACATCAAGCCAATCTACTGAAATTGACCAACTAGATACAGATATAGCTAATAATGCTAGTAATATTGTTGCTATTAATAATTCTTTTAGCGGAACCACTGATTCATTAAGAACTGATTTAAATTCTGAGATTACAGATAGAACAAATGCCGACACTAATCTTCAAGCTAATATTGATGCAGAATCTGTAACAAGACTAGCTAATGATAATACATTACAATCTAATATTGATAGTGAAGCTTTAGCAAGAACTAATGCATATACTACCCTACAATCTAATATTGATAGTGAAGCTGCAACAAGAATATCTAATGATAATACTTTGCAATCTAACATTGATGCTGAAGCCGCAACGAGACTTGCTAATGATAATACTCTTCAATCAAATATTGATTCAGAAGAAGCCTCACGAATTGCCGCAGTTCTTGCTGAAGAAAATAGAGGATTAGCCGCTGAAGGTGTTTTACAATCAAATATTGATGCTGAAATTTCTGATAGAGTTGCTGCTGTATCTAATGAAGCAACTTCAAGAACAAATGCAGATACTACCCTACAATCTAATATTGATAGTGAAGCCTTATCAAGAACTAATGCAGATACAACTCTTCAAAGTAATATAGATGCTGAAGCCTTATTAAGAACTAATGCAGATACTGCATTACAATCTAATATAGATACTGAAGCTTTAGAAAGAACCAACGCAAATAAAAAAATGACATTTGTAAGTGTTGGTGAGGCAGAAGGATTATTAAGATTATCCGTTTGCATTCGGATTCGGTTCACCTTCAAAAGCTGGTTTTGGATTAGCTATACCATTTAATTTTGCTATTGTGGGTTTTGCTATAACTGTTGATTCAACTGACACTTCTAGAAGTATTGGATTTGGTTTAGAGCATTATGGTGTAAATGGTAATTTATTCACACCACAATTAGGTAATGTGACTGGTTCATTAGGAATGTCAAATATTTATAACACTAATCTATTTACCGACCCGTATCCACCTGGAAATATTTGTATTAAAGTAAACCCTGCACAAGGCTTATCAGATATTAACGCAAGATACAGATTTACCTTATTTTGCCAATCTTTAGATGAATTAGGGTATGCGCCTCCTAGTTAAATAAGATGCACTTTTTATAAACTATCATTATCACTAATTATTACATTATTAGTTCCGTTACATGATGAACTTGAATTACTATTATTATCAGATAATAACAATGATTCATCCATTTTTGCTAATTGATCTTTTTTATATCTCATCTTTAATGAAACGCGAAGCGGGAGGACTGGTTTTTTTTTTTTGCCCGCAAAGGTCGAAAAGTTCTCACGCCTTCTTTTTTGCGCCCCACGCCCTAGCATGCTGTAGAAACTTTCAATCGACCTGGGAA